TAGACTCCAATAAGTCTATTTGTTCTTTAGATAAAATAGAAAAAACTTGTCTTGCTTTTTCTGTATTGTAACCATAGTATTCTTTTATCACATCAATAGCTTCTATTTTTTCTTTCTTAATCCATTTACTAAATCTTTTTTTCTTTCTAACGATATTTATAAGAAATTGATACTGCAGCAACTTCTCTAAGTGAGCACGGGAGTTCATTTCATTTGCATATATTATAGTATCTGGTGTAAATGAAAGAGCTTTGTTTACAATAAAGGCATTATATTGATCTTCTGACCAATCATCTGTGATTAAGTTTTCTTTTGTGTCATTAATAGACTTTACAAAATCAAAAGGTGATATTGTATTATTTTTCAATTGATACACCTGCCATTATTTCAGTTAAGCATGCAACTAAGTTTATCTCTTGATCACTCACAAAAGCTGCTTTGTATTGATAGTCAGCAATAGTAAGTACAAGTTGTGGTACTTGATTTGTTAACGGCACAATTGTATCAAATATTGTTCTAAAGAGTGTTTGTGGATCATTATCTAAATTATTAACTACCCACATTCTCATTCTTTTCCAATCTTTTTCTTTCAAAGAATTAACTAACTCATTTGTATTTACTTCAACAATATTTGTAAGTATACCTTCATCTATATTACCAGAATGTGAATATCTCTGAAGCTCATTTAATGTTCTTCTGTAATCTGGAAAATATTTTTCTACAACCTTTGCTACCACCTTTTCGTTAAATGGTATATTTTCTTGATTGAGAATATCCAATACTCTTTTAAAGAATGCAGCTGCAATCTTTGGCTTTTCATCTTTTGGTATTTTAAAATCAATAGAAGTACATCTACTGTGTAATGGTTGTATAATTCTATTTTTGAAGTTACAAGTAAATATGAATCTACAGTTATTTGAAAACTCTTCTATAAAACCACGGAGAGCTGGTTGTGTTGAGTTTGGATTAAGATAGTCAGCCTCATCTAAGATAACTACTTTTGTATTGCCTGTAAATGAAACTGTTGATGCAAACTGTTTAATCTTTGTTCTTAAAACATCTATACCAGATTCTTCTGAACCATTAATTATAATATAGTCTGAATCAAGTTCCTCACATAATGCTCTTGCAATAGTTGTCTTTCCAGTACCTGCTGTACCAGACAAAAGCATATTTTGTATATCACCTTTTTTAATGATAGTTTTAAAGAATGACTTTAACTCTTTCGATAGAATACAACTATCAATTTTTCTTGGTCTATACTTCTCTACCCACAGATATTCTTCGCTCATACATTAGATCCTGGTTCTGCAGCAATCCAATATTGTAAGTCCTTAGATTCATGTCTAAAGTGTAAGAACTTTGCTTTCTGTGTCTTTGCTACTGAGACATCATAAGCATCAGGAATAACTTTCAAGTTCTCTACAGCAATGAATATATCAAACTCATCAAATGCTGAACCAAGATCTCTTGAAAAGTTATTAGAAGATTTATTCTTTCTATCACCAACAGACATAGTTACATTTTGATTACTACATGTAATAGATATTGTTGGTGCACTTGTTATCGCTGCAGCTTTCATTAACATCTGTACATCTTCTGCAGTAAGTTTAAATTTATAAACTTCTGTATGTTGTATCTCACCATCTGGTGCAGCAGTTACAACTTCAGGATTAGAATAGAAGTATTCAAACATACCAGATGGACTTGATATTTGTAAACTCTTATCACCAAATTCTACTTCTTGATCGTTTACTAAAGATATCATTGCAAGTAATGAATTGAGATCATAAACTGCAAATTGATTTGGTATTTCTTCTTTGATTTGTGCTCTTGCAAATATATTTTTAGCACTAGATATGGTTGAAATAATATCACCAGGTTTAAATACTATATTAGTATTAATAGACGCAAAGTTCTTCAATACTTGTAATGTATCATTACTAACTTTCATATACTACTCCATAATAAAATTTAATTATATACTAAACTAAGATTTTTTCCAAGGTAACTTACCATTATACTTGTCAATCATCCATTTGTTACCATTTAAAAAGAAATCTGCTTTCACTGAATCATCTCTATTACCAACTCTATAATTTAAAGAGTAGTTGTAACTGGTATCAAAAGTATATTTATTTTGCAATAACATATGCATTAATAATCTATCAACTTCAGGCTGTTCTTGAGGATGCCGTGCTCTTCTATACCAAGCTGGGGATAGTTGTACCGCCAATGCTTTTGGTAAAAAATAACATCCAGTATCTAAAAAGAATTCATTCTCATTCAAACATGTGTGCCACTTACCAAGACTTTCACAATCATCATTGCATATAAATTCGTTGTCTTGTCCAACTATTTTTCGAAATGAAAATGCCCAGTCTTTATCTTTAGCTACCTCAACCAATCCCTCAATATGATTGGAATCTATCCAATTATCTTCATCTAAAAAAATAACATAATCAGCATCAGTAAGATAAGGCATAGCACCATATATTCTATGACCATTATATTGACTGTGACCTGTATTTTCAGGAAGACTTATTATTCTTCTATCAACATCATTATCAAAATTATCTCTAACTTCATTTTCGAATTGAGGTCCATCTATAACAACATAATGTATATAATTGCTGTATGTTTGTTTTTCTACTGACTCAATATTTAACTTTAAATGTTTAGTGCCAACTGTTGGTGTAAATACTGCTACTCTTGGATTAAATTTACTCATAATCTATTATTTTAACTCCTGCTGGAATATTAACTGGAATCCCACCTTGATGAAATTTTCTAGCATCATGGTAAAATACTTTACTTACATCTAACATGTTTTTATATACTAATTGAAAAACTAAATTATTTAAGCCACTGTTTATAACATGAACTTCGTTTGCGTTTAGTATTAAATCAACGTAATCTAAAATATTATCAGTATCTTTTTTTTCTACATAAAAATTTAAACGTGATGAAAGTGCAACTGGACTACCATCAGAATATAATAAATCAAATTGATTAGCACTGCTTTTATCATGAACAAAATTATATTCAAATTCATATGGTCTAAGTGTATACTTATTCATAAATTTATCAAATAGTAATTTAGAACTAGATAGATTATTTGGTAACTTGAAATTAGAATATTCTAACTCTGGATCAAAATTTAATTGTCTGTAAAATGATTTTTCAAAATTATTATAATCAGTATTACCAAAACCAATTTTTAAGTATTCTAAATTTTTCTTTTGTACATAGTCACTAACATCTGTATTTTCATCATCTATAGGTACCACATTAATATTATCAAAATCTTCATAAAGATGATTAACAGTTTTATAGTATGGTCTTTTACAAATTAAATCTATATCATTTTTTTCAGATAATTTGTGCACTAATCCATTACAAATAAAATGATCTCCCAATCCTAGGTGATGATGTAAAATTATTTTACTGTTCATAAAGAGCTATATCATTTTCATTATATGTTTGTCCTATAAAGTCTTTGCCAATGTTACTATAACTTTCTTTCATCCAGTTAGTTTCTTTTATACCGTAAACAGCAACTTTATTTTTATAAGCTGGCCACACATGATCTTTTAAAAATATTTGATCGATCAAATAAACATGATTGTTAATGTAATTATTCATATGTTTAAATATTTCATTACTTAAACCATTTTTAACTCCAAACATACCAGCCATAATAGGGAACTCATAATGATTAACATGATCTCTTATGCAACATAACAAACTATCATTGTTTAACCAATCATCAACTATCAATCTTTCTCTCTCAGATAATCTTGAATCTGCATCACGTGACAAAACAATTGTACCAGGCTTCATTGATTCAAATCTCCAAAAAGCACCAAAACCTTTATTTTTTTCTTTTAATATAACATTATTGTAATCTATTGTATCTAATGTTTCCTCGGGAACAGATTCGTCATAATAAACATGAATAATCCATTCCGGAAAATGTTTGTAAGCTAGCATAATATTTTTATGTATACCAACACAATATTTTGGATTATCGCCCCATAAACTAAATGAAATAATTTTATTATTAATCATTTTTTATAATATTCTGCCAATTGATTTCTATCTCCTTTTATCATTTCAAATGGTTTTTGTATCTCTTCTGGCAATGACTGGTAGAACGTATGCATTTCAGCTTCTGCTGTACCTTTGTTGTAATTAGTTCCTTGTGGATGTTGTATTGTATAATCATAATCTCTTAACACAGGTCTTTTTTTCATATATGATAAAGCTGTATATATTATATCAAAACTCCAACCCATTTTATATGGAGAAAAATCTATTTTTCTATCAATAGCTTCATTAATTATATCTTTATGAATCATCCAACAAGTACAGTCAGTATTTGCTACCATTTTTAAATTCTTTTGTGCAATATTAAACATATCTAAATCAGTTCTTTCAGATACGTACCATGTAAAATCTACATTAGGAGCATATATTCCCCATTTGTATTTTTTAAAATGTTTTTCTGCTGATTCATAAATAGGTTGCCAATTATCAAATGATGCATCAGCTTGTATATGAAATAATACATCACCATCAAAAAGTTCTATTGCTTTTAACATTTGTGCAGTGAAGTAACTTTCTTCGCCAATATTATACCAATCAGCTTCTTTATGTTCATCATCACTGTTTATTATTATTGGCTTTTTATTAATAAGTTTTAACTGTTCAATTTTTTTTATTGTATGTTCATACTGATTGCGCCAGTTAAATATAAATGTTTGTATATTCATTTTCTTTTATGGACTTTCTTAGCAACTATTGCTTCAAACCAATTTAAAAAATTATTATACAATAGATAATCTGGTAACACACCACCAGTAAACTTTGGCTGATTAACTGTCCATTCATAAAAATCATCATTATCATCTACTTTTTTAACATATTCTATTACTTCATCAAAGTCATTGAAATTATGAACATTAATAAATGCTTTAGGATTAAAATCTGCTTCAATAGTTTCACTGCCCCAGTAAATAGGTACTGTGCCAGCTAAAAATGCATGAAGTATTTTTTCTGTCACATATCCTGGATGGCTA